GATAAACCAAGGACTTGAGCCGGATCAAATAGAAGAGTTTATTAGTCGTAAACTTGATGGTCTGGATGACATGGTTGTTGGTATAGAATTTATTCTAAACGTTGAGTGTATTGCAGAAACTGTACAACCAGAAACAGATAAACTATTGAGTAAACTGTGAAATTAATAATAGCATGTGATGCTAACGGAGGAATAGGATATAAAAACAAATTGCCTTGGACTAAAATCCAAGGCGATTTGCCAAGATTTAAGCGACTTACTGACAAATATCCAGTAATTATGGGACGCAATACTTGGGATAGTTTACCTATCAAACCATTACCCAATCGTATCAATATCGTTGTCACTACAAGACCTTTTGAACATGAAGGAGTTACTTGTATTGGTGATATTATGGATCATACTGACTTCTATTGGCTGATTGGTGGAGCAAAACTAATTAATCAATGTTGGCAGTACATTAATGAAATCCATCTTACAAAGACATATGACAATTATACTTGTGATGCCTTTATAGATTTGTTGTATATAGAAAATAATTTTAATTTAACGTATAACGAAATATTCTGCGATCATCAATATCAAATTTGGAAAAGATAATGGAACAGTATCACACATTGCTACGAGACATACTAAATAACGGGATTGAAAAACAGGATAGGACAGGAGTGGGAACCTTATCTGTTTTTGCCAGACAACTCAGATTTGATTTGACTAAGGGATTCCCCGCTGTTACTACCAAGAAATTAGCATGGAAAGCAGTTAAAAGTGAATTAATATGGTTTTTAGAAGGAAGTAACGATGAGCGACGGTTATGTGAAATTCTATACGGAACAAGAGATTCAGAACGTAATACGATCTGGACAGGAAATGCTCAGGCAGCTTATTGGAAGCCTAGAGCAGAATTCCCCGGAGATTTGGGAAGAATATATGGGGTTCAGTGGAGAAACTGGAGAGGAACAGATCAAGTTGCAAAACTGATTAGTGGAATCAAGAATGACCCAAATGGACGTAGACATATCATTAATGCTTGGAATGTGGACGAATTGGACCAGATGGCACTGCCTCCTTGTCATGTTATGAGTCAATTTTACGTAAGCAACAATGGTAAATTAAGTTGTCATTTCCAGATGAGAAGTTGTGATGTATTTTTGGGAGCCCCATTCAACATCGCAAGTTATGCTCTACTTACTCATATGATTGCACAGGTATGCGGCTTGCGTGTGGGTGAACTTGTTATCTCTACTGGCGATACTCATTTGTATTTGAATAGTATAGGCGCGGCAAAAATTCAGTTAACCAGAGACCCTTATCCACTGCCTACTCTATGGCTAAATCCAGACATAAAGGATATTGATAAGTTCACAATGGACGATATCAAGTTGAATGGATACGTGTCGCATGGTCCGTTAAAGGTCCCTATGGCCGTCTAGCGAGGTTTAAGTGGCAATCTTCCAGCAACGAATCCATCTGGTGGTATCTCAACAAATATCGTTTTAATCCCGTTGTTCCACCATCGCTTCTTTGACATTATCTCTGAATGTTCCAGATTCTCAGTTAGTGATCTACTTCGGCCAGATTTTGTTCTATTGAACTTAAGTCTTCCGTTAACAAAGCCAGCAGGTGGCTCGGTTCCTCGATAATTTACTTCGCCGT